CCAACGCCTAAGGTCACCATTAGATGCTGCCGCATTGATGAAGTTTGAGAACTTGTTGGAAACCTCAACAAACCATGTAGCAAGTCGAGGAAGAAGCTCCCCACCAACCCAGCCCAATTCCACGAAGGCCTGTACCAGAGGTTCAAGTGCCTGTGATGCTATGTCTATAGACTTGGAGAGGAATCCAAACATCCCTACGATGACATTGTTATCCAGATGAACCTTTAGGGCTTCAGCCAGCTTTTCAGTCCATCCGCCGAGGGCACGTGCAGTGCTGGCAAGTCCTTCTTGGAATTGTGGGAAAAGCGTTTGGGACATGTCGCGTAGTGCATTACGGGCCACGTCCCAAAAGTTGCTTTTGATAGTGTTGCCAAGAGTCTTGTATTGCGCTGTTACTTCAGGAAGTTGCTTTCCGAAGTCCTTCAATGCTACAATCAATGTACCGATACCGACGAGGAATCCTGTAGCCATTCCGGGAGCAGCAATTGCAGCCATAGAAATAATAGACCCAAGAGATGCCGCAAGGGTTGAGAGACCACCAATGGATGAGATCGCGGCACCGCCGATGGACCCCAGCATTACTGCCATCTTTGCGATTCCCGGAACAGCCTTATCAATGTTGATGAAGTGGTCGGCCATCTTCTTGAGATCACCAGCAAGAACTCGGGCACCAGTCATACGTGCAATGGCATTGCCAGCAGCCACGAGAGGCCCCGAATTCATCACGACATTAACACGAAGCTGGCGCATTCTTGTCAGGAGGGCTAGCCTTGCGCGTGCTGCTTCATCATCAACATCCGGGGTCACTGTGGGGTTGGATCTCCCCATGTCATCGAGCATATCGTCAATTTCTCGACGAGCAGCTAGTGTGTCCGCTTCAAGCTGGACTGTTGCTCTAAGAGATTGGTTTGCAATTTCATGCAAATCTATGATAGCTTGTCTAGGATCGGTATCAACACCAATATGTACAGTCTGATCCTGAAGGTGAGAGAGGTTGGTGATGTTCTGTAGATCGGAGACTGCCTGCTCAGTGTTCACATTGACTGTAATAGTCTGATCACCTAGGACAGTGTTGGCTAGATCATCTAGCGAGCGTTGGGCAGAGGACGTGTCGGCATCGACAGTAAGGGTCTGATCCTCCAGTTGGCTGTCAGCCAGATCAGCCAATTGTGCGGTCGCTGAAGATACATCCGCGTCTACGTGAATAGTAATCGAGTCATTGATCGATTCAATTGCAGAACGGATATCCCTTTCAAGTTTATCCGTAATAGCTCGGATGTTTACATATGCAGACCCGATTACAGTCATCTATTCCACCTAATTACCCATAAACTGGGAGTCCCGGTAGACCCTCGTCGCCTAGCTCTACACCGTTATTTTGGCCCACTGGTAGGTTGTCTATCTCTCCTCGTTCTAGGCGAGCATAGAAATCTTCATCATACGTTGCAGCTTCTCGTTCAAGCGTCTCGTAGAATTCTTCGTCATATACTGTGGCACCCTCAGTCTTAATTTTACCATACACTGAGTTAACTTTATTTCGAACCTTAGTGAGTCCGCCATCAATTTTGGCGTCCTCAATCACGTCTGCACAGAGAACAGCATCTATTATATTCATTGCTCTACGAGCAGTGGACTTGCAGATTAGATCATACAAGTCCACGCCCGATGCTAGATACTGTCCATCTATGAACGACCAGTTACTAAGAAACTGCCGTCCTACTGAGCAGACGCCTTCGTAGGGCGCGAGGTATACGCCTGAATGAGCTTGCCAACTGACTGGGAAATCGCAATCACATCGATCTCCTCTTCGGAGGTACGTAGGTGGGTGTCCAGACGGGTATACTCTTCTGCATCAAGTGCCTCTTTGAGGAAGTTCTTGAACGCAACGATGGACGAGACACCGCCACCGTCCGATGCTTCAAGGAAGTCCATGAGCACGATACCCTGAACAAAAGGCTTTGCTGTGAATGTCTCCCCGCCAAGTTCAAATGTTACGGTCTCGGGAGCCTTGCCTTCTTCGGTGTTCTCACCGGAGGCGGAAAAATTGCGGCTGTCTGCTGCTGTAGGCATATGTCGTTCCTAATATACGTCGTTATCTATCGAATTACACGAGACAGGTTATCTGTCAGATACCTGTTCGGCTTGGTTCCCGGATGGAAAACCATTTTGCTATACACTATTCTACCATGGGAATAGAAGCGCAATGTTTGCGCTCTACGCGGAAGAATGATATGAGGTTTTGTACCGTTGTGGTGCATTAGAGCGATGCGGTTGTTTGCACCTACTGTCGCCACCAGCCCCTTGCCGTCCCGTACCACTTGGTATCGAATGGACTTCTTCAGGGTACCGGTCCTTACCCCGACCTGCCGTCTTGCGAGGCCCTGTAGCTTTATGGCTCTTTTCCTGAGATAGTTCCCTACATCTCCTCTGGGAGATGTGGTCAACTGATCATAGGCAGCTTTGTTCAGTACGAACTTCATTAGGATTGAGCCGATACTGCGGACGCCGTTACCACCAGCGTCATGGCCTGAAAGCCTCCCTGCGGAGATCCTGCGGAAACGTCAGCAAGGGCACCTATGGTCATGGTTTCACCGGCACGAAGGCCAGCATCCATTAGAAGCATGGCATCCTGCATTTGCTTACGGGCAATATCGCTCTGGACATCCGAAGGCAAAGTCTGTACTCCCGTCACAGCCTGAGCAAATTTGGCCGGAACCGTAGTTGTGGGGTTAGCTGCCACTGTGTTAGGCTGCGGGAGAGCGCGGACCACTTCAACAATGTAGACTCCAGTACGCGGTCCAGCGCATTTGACCGGTTCCTGAGCTTGGTTACCCGGAAGACCCGAGTAACCTTGCTCAAAGGAAACCGTCACCTGTTCACAATCGTGAACGGTATCGCCTTGACCGCCGACTGCGAGGTATCTTCTTGTCGGAAGATCCACTCCATGGTCGGCATACGTCGCTACAACAGTGTTGAGGATGAGGTCCGCTATCTCGACAAATTCATTTGGATCGAGCATAGCGGGTTTCCTTAGGTGTTAGTTGATGATCTCGTTTAGCTTACTTACGAGGGTCTTACGGTTCTCACCGTCAAGCTCCGCGGAAAGGGCCTTCTCAGCCTTCTCAGCGTCGTCTCCGACCCATGCGAGGACTTCCTTGATGGAACCCTCGGGAACTGCCTCTTCGTCGGTCTGAGGGGCTTCTACGGCCTCCTCAGATACCTCCTGATTGAAAGAGTCAACGGTCGGATCGGCTTGTTCTACGTTAGGTTCGTTGTATTCTGGTGCTGCGTAAGGATCTGTATCACTCATATTAGTTCACTCTTTCTGCTCTTACCGCTCCCGGCAAGAACACTTTAGGCCTCTTCTTGGCCTTGTAGGGATTTACTGCTGCAAGGAAGAGATCTATTTCGTAGATTCCCACCTTGCCATTAGAGATAAATTCCTGAGGGTCCATCACAGTGTATGATACTCCCTGACGAGCTACTGATGAGATTCGTTCAGGGAGTGCACACGATGGGTCACTCATGTCGGAAAGTATCAGTTCGTTTGCCAGTCGAATTGCTGCTCTCTTACCCGCTGCTGGCGGAGGAGTACCGTACGTGTATGTGACCGAAAGTTCGTTCACAGGGTCCAGTACCCACGGGAGAGCATGTTGCCTCACTAGGTAGCTATTATTTCTTAGGGAAAACTCGGACGGAGTTAGCTCACGCCCCAAGTGTGTAACAGAGTCTATCGATCTGACCGGTGTGTGGCGCAAGCGAAGGTTTCGCTGGCCTTCCGAAAATCTGGGAAGGTTGTACATACTCCCAGAGATAACGTACGGACTGGTTAGGTTTGACGTTGCGATATCTGAAGTATATACTTCAGTTACAGTCTGAACCCCTGTGTACTTCTCTCCTGACAGCTTGTAGAGAATGAAGCTGGCAAAATGGACAGCAGATTCAGTATATGGCCCAGTCGGGTCGCAAGTGTCTGCTGCACTAATCCATAGAGTAGCCATTTTTCTCCAATGCTCTTTCAGTCAATTATACCATATGGTAGAAACAAGACTGGCTGGCCTCGTTGAATAGAGACCAGCCAGTTTGATATAGCGGCGGTTATGTTACTGTTTGGTAGCCAGTTCCAGCAGGGATCGTAGAGGTACGTGCCTGCTGTGCAGGAGCGTCCGATGCGAACGGCCAGAGTGGGGCGGCAGGTCCGTCACCGAATCCTGTGTTTCCGACAGCCCAGCCTTCGAAGCTGGTAGCCATCATGTCGTTCTGGATCGCACGCTCTCCAGAAAGCTGCATCTGTGCGTACGGGAACACGAAGTGCCAGTACGGGTTGGTGCTGGTCTGACGGCCACCGACGTTTGCGATGGACCAGACTTCAATGGCAACACCGTTAGGCGTTGCGTCAACACCTACAAGAGGCATCTTCCAACCAACAGTCTGTCCACCGGAGGATAGCAGGGTACCACCAGCAATGATCTGTGAGAACTCGGGGTCCGGGTCACAGAGTGCGATGCTGAGGGTTACGCGCTTGAGGGTACGTGCAGTCTTCCATGAAGCACATACTGTACCGTCTGCGGCCTTAGTGGTGAATTCTTCGCCGTCTTCGTACTCGGGAGTATATCCGAGAGAGACGAACTTCTTAGTAACGTATGAAGCGCTAGCTCCAGTGACGAGGGCACCTGCTGCATCCAGTTTGGTAACTCGGATTGCAAGTCCTCCAACGCTGGCAGCGTTATCGTGAGCCATGTGGTTCTCCTAATTATGCGTAATCTAGTGTGAGGTCAACTAGTACTGCGTACGAGTCGGTGGTAGCCCATGTGACGGCTGCTGACCCGTCAACGAAATACTCGATATCGTTGATTCGGGAGTTGACAGCCTGATTAAGGTTTCCCGGTATGACAACTGTCGGACCAATGCGGACGGAGATAGGGCCGGTTGCGTACATCCACGCCTTACCAGCGCCAGCGTTGACACCGGTTGGACCCTTCTTCGAGTAACCCACGCCTGATACAACGGAGTTTCCGAGAGGAGAGACAAGCTTTCCGCCATCTTTGTCAAGGTTGAGGGCCGAACCGACTACCGTAGGAACGTGGATGACACCCTTTGAACCCAGAGAGGCGTTTCCAAGGGCTTCTTCCAGCAAGCCAAGACCGTAACGAATCTTTACTGCGGTTCCAGCGGTAGGGGTTACATCAACAGATTGCGCCGAAGCGAGATATCTGTTATCATTGGGGGAGTCAAGAAGTTTTGCTATATCGCCATTCCAGAATTCAATCTCGATTGCCTTCTGCATCACAATATTCAGCGCTTTCTTCGCGCTGTCTTCAACCTCAGCCGGGTTGGTTCCCATGGTGGAAACCTTCACGGATGCCTTAACATCGAAGGGGTAATATGTCTTGAAGTGCTCTTTTGAAGCAGAGTTGTCAATGACAGTAACGGTCTCTGTCGGGCTTGCCCCGAAGATGGAGCCGTTGGCTACAACAACGCCAGCGTCCTTGTTCTCGTAGGTAATCCCGGAGGTCCAAAAGCTATCGTTGTGATCGTACGTAGTGGTAGCTGGACTCAGAATACCGTAAGGGGCGACCTCAAGTCCCGCTGTGGGAACTAGGGTTGTGTTACTGCGTGCCATGTTAATTCCTTAAGTTAATTCTGAGTCCAGCTACTTTTTACTATTTGATTACTGACTAGCTAACCGCTGTAGTAGCGGAAGATGAACCCTTGATTGCAAGAGCGGAGGTTACGCGTAGAGACTCAACGCCGACCTTTGCAACACCTTCGAAAGTCTCAATGAAGAGCTTGTAGTCGTTGGTGCCGTTGAGGGTAGAGTCACGGACGATACCGAGATCAAGAGTTCCACCATCAAGGAAGAGGAAGGTTCCCTCAGAGAAGAGGTACCAGATCACGTTGGCCGGGAAGCCAAGCAGTGCGCCAGCGTTCTGTGCACCGAAGATCTGGCCGGTCTCACCGTCAAGGTGCCAAGACACGTTGATGTTACGAGTAGCGAACCACTTGTTGATCTCGGCTTCGCCAAGGTTGAAGGTTCCGTCGCGTCCGTCTCCCGGAAGCTGCTTGGTCAGGTCTGCACGAAGTGCGTTCTTGAACCACTCAGGGAAGATAACACGGAGAGGAGCGTTCGGGTCAAGACGGTAGCGGCTACGGTAAGCAGCAGCGGCCTGCTCGATCTGAACAAAGATGTCGCGAGCGGCACCAAGCTGGGAAGCAGCGGATACGGAAGTGGAGAGAGCACCGATTCGTGTAAGCAGACGGGTCTCAGCAAAACGTGCCTGCTGAACCATAGCTAGCTGGGTGTGGCGCTCAACAAGCTCGGGGTAAGCGCGTGCTCCAAGGTTACCGAAGGTAAGGCAGAGCGGGATAGCGTCGGTGTAGACGGTGACTTCAACGCCTGCTGCGACACGAAGACATGGCTTGACGGGGTTCGGCGCGTCCGGAGTGGAAGCGTCGATGTCGTCCTGCATTGTCCATACGGAGACAGCGCCCTCAAGGTCAGCAAGGACCGGAGGAGTCATGAAGCGTAGACCGCCACGGTCAGCACCGAAGACTGCAAGAGCATCACGGACAGGGCGGACAGAAGTCTCACCAAGTTCGAAGATGTCATAGGAAGTCTCAACCGGTGCGGTAAGACCACCGGCAGCAACGATAGCTTCAGGAGCTACAACTGCGTTGATCTTGGCGCGGTTACCTTCGATGTCGTTGGCGTTAAGCATACGCTCAGCCGGGAACGTGGTGGAGAATGTAGCAACGGTGTGCTGCTCTCCGTCGCCACCGGAAGTGCGGCCCATGCCGTGCTTGCGGGAGAGGATTGCCTGAGCAACCTCAGAAATGCTGGAGAACTCGGAGCCTGCGGTAATACCGGGAAGGTCAGCGCCAGCGGTGATTACAACCGGAGCAACTGCCTTTGGTGCAGGACGTAGTTCTGCGGGAGCTTCGAATTCAAGAGGCTCATTTGGGGTGTTAGAGGCGGTCACTGGTTCCTCCGAACTTTCTGTGTTAGAATCTTCTGTAGCGAACTCTGCTACGGTTTGAATAGGGGTTTCGGAAGCGCTTTCAGCTTCCGGAGCTTCTTCTACAGCAGCCTCAGATACTTCGGCTACCTCAACAGCAGCCTCAGCCTGTGGGGCTTCTGCGATAGATGCCTCAGCTTCAACTGGGGCGTCTGCTACGGCTTCTGTCACAGTCTCGGACTCGGCAGAGAAGGGCTTGAGATCCTTCTTCTTTTCCTCATCGTCCTCTTCTGCGTCAGCAGGAGCTTCCTCAACCTCTTCTTCGGCAGGGGCTTCAGCGGGTGCTTCTTCCTCTTCCTCTGCATCAGTCGCAGCAAGTTCCTCTTCGCCAGTCTCTTCGCCTTCAACTTCTTCGCTAACTTCGCCATCAGTTGCTTCTCCAGCGTTCATACGCGAAATAGCTTCTTCAGCGGCAGCGGATAGTTCAGCGGCCTCAGCTACACGACGTTCCTGCTCTGCAACGATTACATCGTTAGCGTCAGCAAGTTCGTTCATAGCGTCTACGGCTTCACGAGTGGGGGCATCTCCAATGGAGTCGGAAAGTGTGCCGAATTCGGCAACAATCTTTTCCTGTAGGGCAGTAAGTTCTTCCGGTGATAGATCGGCCAGGCGATC